TCTTTACTAAAGAGTTTCAAGTGATTAGATTTTTAAAAGAAAGATTTAATGCTGTGAAAGGATCTGCTAATGACTAATATGTTAGCTGACCTCTACCGCAGAAAAGAAGTTAAGAAATTAGAAGTTGTTAAAGAAGGTTTAGAACTTCGTAAAGCAGAACTCGATAATTTCTTTGAAGAATACTTAGAGTTATTTGATGAAAAGATGAGTGCTATTGAAGATCAATCTCATCCTATATGGAAAGCATATAAGGTAAGATATAAAGAGTGGCAAAAACTTAATAGCGACTTAAAACTTGCTAATTATTATATGGGATTAATTTAATGCAAGGTAAAATGTTTAAGAATACTCAAGAGTTTGCTATCTATATTGACAGTATTGTATCAGAAAAAGGCTTAACTCACATGGAAGCCGTATTACAATATTGCGAAGAAAACTTTATTGATCCTGAAGATATAAGTTCTATGGTTAATAAAGCACTAAAGCAAAAGATTGCTGTCAATATGATGGATGAGAATATGTTACCAAAGAGGGCCCGACTTGATATATGACAGGGTTTAAAGCTTTTAGGTATTATATAGCATTAAAATTACACTTTACAAAAGAAAAGTTTAACGTATTCGAAAACAAAGGTCATATTAAAGGATCTTACGCAGCATTTGATGCACGAAATGATAAATACTTATTTGAGAAGCTTGCAAGAAAGTTTCCAAAAGACCAAGATATCATACAGTTCATTGTAGCTAATCTTTCTATCGGTAATGATAATATCATATATGGTATGGAAGAAGCCGAAGAGAATTACATACAATGGATAAAAAGAAAGCAAAGTATTACACATACCTTTCTAAATGATATAAATACAATACAATTAGAATCTGAGAAGAATAATTATAATTTAGATCAGATAATTAATTGTACATTAAATCAGTTTCCATATATAATAAAACTATATCTTGGAAAATTGATATGTATGGAATCAATTGTTATATTAAATGATTTCATACCAATGATAGCAAAATGGAAACAGGAGCCATCATTGATTTTACTAGAGAATGATATATTACGTATTGAAAAGCTCAAAGGCTTTGTCAAATACAATCGTGATAAGATTGAGAAACAAGTTAATGAATTTCTTACGACAATATATTAACATTAATACTACGCAAATACTAAGGAAATACTATGGATATTAATACGTTACGACAATCCCGCAACCAAGATTTCAGTCAGATCTCATCTGCATTTGAATCTATCGCAAACCCAGGTCAGCAATCCAAAAACAATTATGAAGATGATCGTATTTGGAAACCAACACCTGACAAAGCAGGTAACGCTACTGCGACAATCCGCTTCTTACCAAAACACCCTGATGACGAATTACCTTGGGTAAAAGTATTCTCACACGGTTTCCAAGGCCCTGGTGGTCGTTGGTACATCGAGAACTCTTTAACTACTCTAGGTGAAAGTGATCCGGTTGGTGAATTGAATTCTAAGTTATGGAATTCTGGTGTAGAAGCCAATAAAGAAATTGCAAGAAAACAAAAACGTAGATTACATTTCTACTCTAATATTCTTGTTATTGCTGATCCTGCAAACCCAGAAAATGAAGGTAAAGTAATGTTATTTAGATATGGTAAACGTATCTTTGATAAGATTATGGATAAAGCTAAACCTACATTTGAAGATGAGAAACCTGTGAATGTGTTTGATTTATGGGAAGGCGCTAACTTTAAACTTAGAATGAAAAAAGTTGAAGGTTATCCTAACTATGATTCATCATCTTTCTCTGATCCAGCACCTGTTGCACCATCAGATGAAGCAATCTTAGAAATTGTTAATAAACAATATAGATTAGCAGAATTTCTAGATCGTAAGAATTTCAAATCTTATGAAGAACTAAAAACTAAACTTGATCAAGTACTTAGTGGTGAAGGTGGCGTAGCTACTTCTGCTTCTGATCTTGTACAAGAAGATATACCATCACAACCAGCTCCAGAATATAGAGCAACACCTGCTCCTGAACCTGTAGCTTCGGCAGCACCTGAACCCTCACTCAGTTCAGATGATGACGATGATGTAATGAGTTATTTTCAAAAGATAGCGGATCAAGACTAAGAAAAAGGGGCTTCGGCCCCTTTCTTATATGTACTTCTGTCTGTAATATGAATTCAGTGAACTATCAGGATTTTTAGGAGGTGGTTTAACTAAATTATTATTTGTTGAATTATTAGATGTAATTTGCGGTGCATTTACAAATGCATTCCCGCCTTTATTTCCTGAACCTTTATTTTTTGCAAAATCTGCGTCAGCTGATGCATTATCAATAGAATCTGCTGAACCAGATTTCTTTTTTAGATTATTTGCTGCAAGCTTTTCAAGTTGTTGCTGTTTCATTGCTTGATGTTTTTCTCTAGCAGCTTTTCCTCTAGTGACAATTACTTTTTCTTCAGTTTCAGCTTTTGGTTTAGTAGTCATTCCATCTGAATCTGGAAATAAGAAATTTTCCATTGATTCTTTAGCATTTTCTTGTTGCTTTCTTTCATCATATCTTCTTTGATTATTTGCTGCAAGTTTATCAAGTTGCTGTTGTTTCATTGCTTGATGTTTTTCTCTAGCTGATTTTCCTGTAGTAACAATTACTTTTTCTTCAGGTTCAGCTTTTGATTCAGCGGTCTTTCCACTAGCTTTTTTATTTAATCTTTCAAATTTTCGTTGAGCTGAATCAGATCTCCATACTTTTCCGCCTTCGCCATCATCGTGCCAACCGCCCGCCCCGCCTGCAGCTCCACCTGAATATGATTTTGAAGTTTTTGTTACTTTAACTTCTTTTTCTTCCATTTCTTTTGGTTCATCACTTTTCCAGAATGTGAGAGCATCTTTAACAGATTTAAATTTATCTTTTACCCATTCTAAAGCTTTAGTAAAATATTCACCAATATTTAATATGCCATCAATTAATCCACTAAACATTTCTTCGAAGCTAAATGAATCTAATAACGCTGAGAATTGTTCAAATCCAAGCTTTTCTGCAATCCAAGATGCAATATCTTTAAGTATATCTAATGGCTTCATAACTATACCATTAACTACACCTTCAAAGAATCCTAATACAGCACCAATAATTCCGTCTGTTTTATACCTTTCAAATGCTTTAAATAATCCTTCAACTAAACCTATTATAATTGTAATTGGGTAAAATAATCTTCCGGCTAAAGCAGCAAACTTACCAAATATTCCTATAAAAGATGAAAATCCACCGGTAATAGATTTAAAGAATGAAAAAACTTTGCCAACCATACCAAACATTTTTCCTAGGAAACTACCAATGTATTTTGCAACATTCATTATTGCGCCAAAGAAAGCTTTAACTTTTGTGACTAACCACTTAACAGCTTTGAATCCTTTAGATTCAGTAAATACCTTTCCTATTTTTGTAGCAAAATTTACTACTGAACTTGTTATTTTTGTTATAGCTTTAGTTACAGCGCCATTAAACAATTTAAAATCTAAAGCTTTAAGTATAGCTTTAAGACCCTGGCCAAATACTGCTACATATTTTTTAAGATATCCATATAATAAACCTAGAGCTATAGCAATGCCGGTAAATCCAACTCCAAGTTTACCTTCTTTTGAATCACCTTTGTCTGTTGAAGATTCAGATAACGTTTTTAAATAATCAGCAATTCTTGAAAATAAAGATTTTTGTTCACGAGCTTCTTCAGCTCCCATACCGTCTTTAGATTTTTCTCCAGAAAGAGTTTTATTTAATGTAACAATGTTTTTATTTAAAACAAGTACATTATCACTAAGCGCCTTAACACTTAATTGTAATCCTTCGGATAATTCTGATTTAATTATAGCCATTATGCTTTACTCTCGTATTTTTGTTTTTCTTCTTCTAAGTGTTGAATTAACAACCCTATGTAAATTTCTCTCTCAAAAGGCATCATATTTTCTAATTCAGTTAAACTATATTTATGATGCTGCATTAATGCAAAGTTCATTTTATAATGGTTAAATAAACTTTCATGAGAGAGATTAATTAAAAAAAACTTTGCAATCCTTCAATAACTTTTTTGTGTTTTAATGCACAAACTGGGCAATCATATTCTACTTCTTTTGATAACTTTGGCATTGTTTCAAAAAAGCTTTGTATTTTACTAAATTGTTCTGATGAAAGATTATTTAAAAATTCAATCATTTCATCACGTGTTTGTTCTTTTGCATGAAATATTTCATTACTATTATAAATTTGATCAATACAGCCAATCACTAAATCAAACATTTGATTAATATCTGTTTCATCAATTTTAGTCAATTCACCAATAGTATCAAAAGATGGATATTTCATCATTACACCTACGTCATCAAATAGTGGAATTTTCTTTTGATGACTTTCAGGTATATTTACTTCTAAATTTGTTATATCAATACTAACTTTTGCTAATGCTTTTTCATCATCACATTTATCACATTTTAATAACAATTCAATATTTTCACCAACTGATTTAGCTCTAATTTGAGTAAAGATATATTCAAAATCAAATGTTGCTAATGATTCAACGTCAATATCAGTTACACAATTTTTAATAACATTTTTTAGCGTATCAATCATTGATTTGGGATCTTCTGATTGCTGAGCTAACAATAAATCCTTTTCATCTTTAATTAAAAACGGTCTAAATTTTACTTCTTTTCCAGTTGATGGCACAATTAAAGAATACGTTATCGTATTCTGCTTAGGTAAAGCCATTACTAATCTCCTTTATTATCTAAATCATTAAGTAGTTTATTCAACTCACTTGTACTGCCTACAAAGATAGCATTATTATTAGTTACGCCATTTGGTTTATTTTCAGAACCTTTAGGACTATCTAATTTTTGCTTTCTTTCATGTAAATTAAGCAACTGTTCATTCACATCAGCTAGCTGCTTAATTAAGTTACCAACAACCTCAAACGCTCTAGGGTGTTCAGATTGTTTAGCAATCTCTAATGCATTCATTAATGCATCTTGACCTTGAACTAATAAGCCGTGAAGATTATCACGAGACCTATCATAATCAAAGTTAATATTCTCTTCCATCTTTTTAGACTTAGGTGGTAACACCGTTCCGTCTTTCTTTATAATTTCTGTCTTATCCATTGGTTCTGTATCGAACACTTTAGATAAGTTTTCATCAGTACTCATAATATGCCTTTATTAAAATCTGTAAGCTGCTCCAGCTAAATTTAATCCACCTAAATTAGGAGTAGTTTGATTATATTCTTTTTGAAATCCATTAAAATCATTAAAATACCCTGTTTTAGTATCTCCAAATAAACTATCAAAGATTTTTTCAAAGAATCCTCTATTATCTGGGTGTGACACAGAAGCATATGCATCTGTTGCAGTCCAATATTTATATTGTAATGTTACATTTAATTTCATGACTTCACGAGATTCATTTGACATTTGAACTGAACCTAGATCTTTTAAATACGCTTCATGCAATGTTATTTGATATCTTTGGTTATCATAGACATCAAGAATCGTAATATCAATTTTAGTTGTATAGTCTCTATAGTATCCATGGTTTCTTGACACTGGGTTTTGTATGACAGATTGCCATTCATCAAATAACTTTTTAACTTCCATTTTATTATCAACATAGAATGATAAGTTTGCCGGAGCAAAAATCTTTTCGTATGGCATTTCTCTTATTTCACCGTATGTTCTTGCTGGTGTTGTTGATATTGTAACTCCGGGTATATTAACAGAATCACAAAGAAGTAAAATTTTTCTCATATTAACCGATGGTCTCATACCGGTAGGCATATTCATTTCTATTATATACCTATTGGTTCTCATTAATCCTTCAGATTTAACTTGAGCTATAAAGTCATTTAACTTTGCCATATTAACCTCTTAGTGAGTCTTGCCAGACTTTTTGTTTATTTGATCCAACAAACTGTTCAACCGGTAGTAACATTGCTGTTGCCCAATCATTTGCAGGAATTAATTTTAATTGTGTTTTTACATGACCAGCAAGATATTTTTTAACACAAGGTTGTGCTAGTTTATATCGTGAAACTCCGTCAATAAGACTCCAAGAATACTTTAATTTTGTTGTTTCATCCATATTTTTATTACTTGCAAAATCCATTAATCTTTGTAATAGCATTATACGCATTTGATATGGTAAATAATGCATATTTAAACCTGTAAATCCTGTAGAATCCTTTGAAAAAGGAAAAACTAAAGGAAACATATCATAATATGGTAAAGTTTCTTTATGTTTTGGATCATATAGAAACATATATAACTTACCAGGCATAGGTCTAGATGTCAATTCTCCTCCTCTCATTGCTCGTTGAGGAGTTACTTGTTGACGGCCTAATAATCTAGCTTGCTGTTGAAACCAATTCTTTGATTTCTTTGCGGCTTGACCTAAATCATATTGATTTTTATCGAAAATGTCTCTTAAAGATGCCATAATATTATTTATATGCCTATATACCGAGTTCTTTCTCGGTTATTATTTTAAATTCATAGCCTCTATCTTTACACCATTCCTCTGCAGCTTTCCATTTTGATTGATTTTTAATAAATGTCATAGATTCTGTAATAAATCTTCTTGTTTTCTTACCAGGATACTCAGGAGGTTTAGTTTGTGCGTGTGGTTTGATTTCTACGATATAAGTCTTAATTGTACCATCTGTTTGTTTTAATTTAATCCTAAAATCTACAAAATAACGATGTAATCTATTATCTGTATGGCATCGATATGGTATTACTGTTTCTTCTGATGACCATTTAACAATTGCGGGATTACGATCACACCATAAGGCGAAACGAGTTTCCCAACTACTTCTCATAATAATACTAGTTGGATCACCCTCATACTTTTCTGGGTAAATTGGTTTATACTTTCTTTTGTGATACATATATCGTATATTTATTATAAATAATATAAAGACTTTTTAGGAATTATAATGGCACAAATAGCACCAAATTGGAATGCAGGCGGTTGGGCAGATAATGGCCCAGGTACTGGTGGATGGGATCCAAATGATGCCTCAACCGGTGGTTCAATTAATGCACCAACATCATCTGATACATTTGATGATAAAAAATACAATATTAAAAATATGCAATACCCTGATGATTTATTATCTAATCGTGCTGAATACGGAAAAAATTATGTTGTATTTTATATTAATGTTGCCGCTGATAGTAAACTAATACGAGATCAAAAAGTAGGAACAGTAGATGATTTTACTCCTAGAGAAAATAGTACACTTGTAGGACAAGCACAAAGATTAGATTTAAGTAGAACTCAAGTTGCTGGTATACAAATTGGCGCAGGTTTTGCTTTAGGTGCATTAGGTCAATCTAGCTATGCTGGTGCCGCAATTGGCGCAGTTGGCGCAGGTGCTGTTGCAACACAAACATCGCAATTTCAAGGTAAAACAAAACGATTAAAGACTGCTATTGCATTACATATGCCAAATTTAGGTGTTGCTCCACGTTATGCTGTAACATATGATGAAAAAAATATGGCTGTTGAAGGTGCTATTATTGAAACATTAGGCGCTAGTTCGTCATTAGTTAAATCAATTATGGGTGGATCAACCCCTGATGTTGAACAATTTAAAAATGCATTACCAACAGGTGCAGCTGCCAATATAGCATTATCAACTCCAGGCGGAGATATTGCACAAAAACTTGGTGGCATTGCTCCTAACCCAAGAAGAGAACAGTTATTTAGACAAGTAGAATTTAGAACATTCCAAATGAGATTTGAATTTTATCCAAGAGATAAAAAAGAAGCTGAGAATGTAAAGAATATTATTCGCGAATTTAAGTATCATATGCATCCAGAATATAAAGATACAAATGCATTCTTATATGTGTATCCTTCTGAATTTGATATTATCTATTATCATGGTACAGAAGAAAATACAAACATTCATAAACATACATCATGTGTATTAACTGAATTAGCAGTTAACTATGAACCACAAGGTCAGTTTACAGCGTTTGATGATGGTACACCAACACAAATGAATATTGATTTAACATTTAAAGAACTTGTACCTCTTACTAAAGAAACAATTGAAAAAGGACTATAATGTACTTTAACGAATTCCCAAACATTTACTATAGTTTTAAAATTAATGGTAAAGATAAGTTTGTCTTAATTAAAGACATTACTCAGAACGTAAGAATAAGAAAAGAAATTCTTGCTAACATTACACTGTATGATGAATACGATATACGTGAAGGTGAAACACCAGAAATTATTGCTGAAAAAGTATATGGTTCACCACTATATCATTGGGTTGTTATGTTATGCAATGAACGTTATGATTATATTAATGACTTTCCATTACCAACATATGAATTAGAACAGCATATTACACAAAAATACGGTACAGGTAATGAATATAATGTACATCACTACATAGATTCAAACGGTAATATTGTTGATTCTACAAATCCTCAAGCAACTGCTGTATCTAATTATCAGTTTGAAGATAATGAGAATGAGAAAAAACGTAGGATCAAGCTTATTTCAAGAGACCTACTCAACATAATTTTAAGAAACTTTAAAGACAGTATATAATGGCTATACAACAAGATGAAAAGATACGCTTTGCAGGCGATGTCAGTATTGATAAAATTGAAATAATATCTTTAAATGGCTTTGGCCAAGACATCACTAACCAAGTAACTGGTGTTGAAATATATGAAGATATGTTTTCACCGTTTATTTCAGGTATTATTGTACTTAAAGAAACTCTTGATTATATCAATCTATTTCCTCTTATTGGCGAAGAATACGTAAACATTAAAATACATACACCATCATTTACAGATAAAGATAGTATTATTGATGATCAGTTTGTAATCTATAAAGTTTCAAATCGTATACAAACCGGTGATCGTAATATGGCATATGAATTACATTTTATATCTCGGGAAAGTTTAGTTGATATTAATAAAAAAGTTAGTCGTGCATATGAAGGTAAAATTAGTGATATTGTGCAAGATATTGTCACATCAAAACCACACGGATTAGAGAGTACAAAAACTTTAAATATTGAAGAAACACGAAATGGATCTAAGTTTGTTTCAAATTATTGGTCGCCTATAAAAAATATTAATTATGTATCTGAAACTGCTCAATCGCCAAATGGTTCACCAAGTTATATCTTCTTTGAGAATAGAACTGGATTTAATTTTGTATCATTAAATAATTTATATGATAAACAAATAAGACAAAATTTTACGTCAGACGGATTTATGAGAACAATTAATAAAGATGGTTCATCTGATCGTGATATTGAACAAGAATACAAACGAATTATTGATATTAGTATCCCTGTTGTTTATGATTATATTGAACGTTCGCAGTTAGGTATGTATGCCTCTAAAAAAATATCTCATGATCTTGTCACAAAGAAATATAAAGTAAGTAATTATGATATGAGACAAGACTTTGATGATTATAAACATCAAAATAAATATTCAGCTGTTTCAAGTTCAGCAATACTTCGCCCAAGCATGCTTCATATTAATACAAACCGGCATTATGGTTTATTTAATGGGTATAAAGATGCCACAAATCAAGGTACAATACAACAACGATTATCATTAATAAAACAAGCAGAATCTACAAAAGTACAAATTACAGTCCCAGGTAGAACAGATTATACAGTAGGTGATCGTATAACTCTTAAATTAAATAAATTTAATGCAATTAAAAGCACAGATTTAGAAGAAGATATTATTGATAATATATTTTCTGGTTCTTATATAATCAGTTCAATTAACCATGTTATTAATCGTGAAAAACATGAGTGCTATATGGAAATAATTAAAGATTCGTTTATTGTTGACTTTAATAATGGAGGTGTTCGATGAAGATCTATACCGGTGTCGTCGAAAATAGACAAGATCCTCTTAAATTAGGTCGATGCCAAGTACGTGTTGTTGGATTACATACACATGATAAGAATGAACTTAAAACTGCAGATCTACCATGGGCATATCCATTACAACCAACAACTTCTGCAGGTATTTCAGGAATTGGTTATTCTCCTTTAGGTCCTGTTGAAGGATCTTGGGTTATTGTT